TTATAGAAATAAAGGCAAAAAAATAAATTATTCAAATTAAGAGGAGTGTATTTTAATGGAAAGAGTTTACTTAAAAGATTTAGGTCTTCAATATAATTATTCAGAATTAGAAAATAGAAATAAAACGGATATGATTGTTATTCATCATACAGGAAATCCAACAGATGATGATTTATCTGCTAAAGAAATTAATGCTAGCCATCAATCTCAAGCTTGGACCTGTATAGGTTATCATTATGTAATTCGTAAAGATGGAACAATAGAAATCGGTCGACCACATTGGACAATAGGAGCACATGCCTATGGTGAAAATTCTCATACAATTGGTATTCATGTATGTGGAAATTTTGAAATTGGAGAGCCAACATCAAAACAAATTGAAAGTTTAGCTATGCTTCTTGCTAATATTTGTACAGATTATGGATTACCAATTGATACTACACATGTAGTAGGACATAGAGATTTAATGGCAACTGCTTGTCCAGGATATAATCTTTATAAAATTTTACAGACAATTAGAGGTAAAGCAGTATTTTATCAACAGCAATAATATATAATAGGAAGGAATTTGCACAAAATGAAAAATTTAATAAAAACAGTATTAGGTATTTTTATAAAATCAAAGATTGAACAACGTAAACAAGAAATAAAAGCTAAGTTAGAAAAAGAAATCTCTACAACTACTAGTGAATGGGTAAAAGCTAGAAATACAGGATTTCTAGCTCTTATAGATAGTGCTAATAATAAAATTCTTGATGAAATTGAAAAATCTATAAAAAAATAACTTATTACTACAAAGTAATAAGTTATGCGGTGCCATTTTAGTGTCATATAAGTGCCATAAAAAATATATTAATACATTAATAAAAAAATAGTCAATTTATATAATGTGTGTAATATTAAGCATTTTTATTTAATGAAAATAAAATATATAAATTAAATATCTTCCTTCTCTATTTTAAAGACGTTTATGGTATCTACGTCTGGGCAACAAAATACAGCTGTGCCTTCTGGTTGATTAGGTATAGAACCACCATATCTTAAGATATCAATATAAGGAAATGCT